CCAAATGGTAGGCCGTGGCACTCGATTACACGAAAGAAAAGAGAACGTACTGCTGCTTGATTTTCTTTGGAACACGGAACGGCACGAGTTATGTCGACCGGCGCATCTCATCAGTAAAGATGAAGACATCGCAAAGAAAATGACGGAAAAACTTGAAGACTCGGCGGTTCCGATTGATATTGAAGAACTCGAAAAAGAATCTGAATCGGATGTCGTAGCTGAACGGGAACAAGCTTTGGCTGAAAAGCTGAAGGAAATGAAGAAACGCAAACGTAAGCTTGTGGATCCGTTACAGTTCGAGATGTCCATTCAGTCTGAAGACTTATCGGGATATGTGCCGTCATTTGGTTACGAAATGGCACCTCCGTCTGTTAAGCAAATCCAGGCTTTAGAGAAATTCGGCATCTTTGCCGATGAGATTGAAAATGCTGGTAAGGCTTCACTTCTTTTAGATAGATTAAAGAAACGTCAGGATATGAGCCTGTCAAGACCGAAGCAAATACGCTTCTTGGAGTCTCGTGGCTTCCAGCACGTCGGTACATGGACATTTGACCAGGCCTCTTCTATGATTGCTCGAATCTCCATGAATAATTGGAGAATTCCGAATGGCGTAACGCCTGAAACCTATATCCCGGCATAGTCCATAAAGGAGATGAAAAAGCAATGCGTAAAATCAACTTAATACCTTTATTGGACTACATCGACCCCGCCTTTTGCGATTATCAGGAATGGCTTCAGGTGGGAATGGGGCTTAAAGAAGAAGGCTACGACATTAGCGACTGGGAATCCTGGAGTGCCAAAGATATCACTCGGTATCACGCCGGAGAATGTGCTAAAAAATGGGCAACGTTCACAGGCCACTATAACGGCAGTCCCGTTACGGGAGCCACTATCGTAAACATGGCCAAAGAAAACGGCTGGACCGCTACACCCCATTTACCCGATCGGGCGTATGGATGGGATGACGAAATCATCGCCGACGAAGAAGTCATTATCGATAAGAACTGGGTGGAAGGACGAGAAATTGAAGATCCGGGTGACGATTGGAATCCGGCTAAGGATTTAATTACGTACTTAGAGCTTCTTTACGACAGCTCTGATTATGTCGGCTATGTGACGGAGTCCTGGGAACAAGACGGGAAATTCTTGCCGTCTAAGGGGAAATTCAAGCGTACGGCAGGAGAGCTTATTCACGCCTTATCAGAATGTGACGGAGATATTGGTGCCGTCCTGGGTGATTATAATCCTGATGTAGGCGCTTGGATTCGCTTCAATCCCTTAGACGGGAGAGGCGTTCGCAATGAGAACGTAACGGAGTTTAAATACGCCTTAGTCGAATCGGACTGTATGCCCATCGACAAGCAAAACGAAATCATCCGCAAACTGGAGCTTCCTGTTACGTGCATGGTCTATAGCGGCGGTAAATCCGTTCACGCCATCGTTAAAGTAGACGCTGCCAATTACGATGAGTACCGTAAACGGGTCGATTATCTTTATAATATCTGCCGAAAGAATGGCCTTGAAATCGACGTTCAGAACCGAAATCCGAGCCGCCTCAGCCGTATGCCCGGCGTTACCCGTAAGGATAAAAAACAGTTCCTCGTTGATACGAATATCGGTAAGAGTAGTTTTGCCGAGTGGCAGACGTGGATCGAATCAATCAATGACAATCTGCCGGAGCCTGAAAGCCTTCGAGATTTCTGGAATAATCTGCCGCCGTTGGCACCGCCGCTTATCGAAAACGTACTTCGTAAGGGTCACAAAATGCTATTGGCAGGACCGTCCAAGGCGGGTAAGTCCTTTGCGCTTATAGAACTTGTCATCGCCATTGCAGAAGGGCGCAAATGGCTGAATTGGGATTGCTCCCAGGGACGAGTCCTGTATGTGAATCTGGAGCTTGACGCCGCCTCTTGCCTACATCGATTTAAAGACGTGTACACCGAACTTGGCTGGGAAGCCCGCAGCCTTAACAACATCGATATATGGAATCTTAGAGGAAAGTCCCTACCCATGGATAAGCTCGCTCCTAAACTCATTCGTCGAGCCGTTAAACAGGAGTACACGGCGATTATCATCGACCCGATTTACAAGGTCATTACAGGTGATGAGAACAGCGCTGAACAAATGGCTCATTTTTGCAATCAATTCGACCGTATCGCAACGGAGCTTAATTGCTCGGTCATTTATTGTCATCATCACTCAAAAGGCGCTCAAAGCGGTAAGCGAGCTATCGACAGAGCCTCAGGGTCAGGCGTATTCGGCCGTGACGCCGACGCCCTCCTCGATATGATTGAGCTTGACGCTGAACAAGTCGGTTCCTCTCGTTCGGCTTGGCGTATTGAAGGGACGCTTCGTGAGTACGCTTCATTCAGGCCGGTAAACGTGTGGTTCGATTATCCTGTTCACCGTATCGATGATACAGGAACGCTTGAGTCGATTAAGCTGGACGTCGAGATGACTCCGGCAGAACGTGGCCGAAACTCCCGAAGCAAAATAAAACGGTCCCGAATCCAGAACCTTGAGGCGGCATATAATGCGTGTCTCATCTCAGGTGAGGTCACTGTAGGGGATATGGCCGAATATCTTGATGTGAGCGTTAAGACTGTCGGTCGAGATATTGATAGCAGTGAAACCTTCCGAAGAGAACAAGGGAAGGTATTTAGGAATGAATAAATATGAGTCAAAAACGCCGTATATGCATAAATATAATCGGACAAACATCGGACATTCGTTATATATATATACAAATGTCCGTTGTATAAAAAGTCCACAATTGCCATGGGCGGACAAAGTGTTAAAAACGGCTTTGGCTTTGCCGTTTTCTTAACACACTTTGACCGCCTCAGGGCAATACGTGCCCTCGGCGTTTCCCTAGAAAGGAGTATGCAATGAAATTGAAGTTTTTCTTGCCGATGATGATTCCGTCGGCGACTCACCAGGAAAAGAAAATCATGGTAGTAAACGGCAAGCCTGTCGTGTACGAGCCTCAGAACGTAAAAGACGCCCGCCAGAAGTTTATGGCAGCCCTTGCCCCTTACGCTCCCAAAGCCCCGTTTACGGGTCCTGTAAGGCTTTCGACAACGTGGATATATTTAGCGACTAACGCTCACCCTGTAAAGAGCTGGAAAACAACGAAGCCCGATACGGACAATCTCGTGAAGCTCTTAAAAGATGTGATGACGGATTTGGGCTTTTGGACAGACGACGCTCTTGTCGCTTGTGAAGAAATTCAAAAATTTTACCTCGATAAGCCCGGACTTTATATCGAGATAGAGGAACTTACCAATGGCTAATCAAGAGGTCGTAAAACGAGCCAGAAGTGCCTTCAAGGAGATTCTAAATGAAATGGAACACCCCCAGTTTGATTTACTTCGGCGGGATCCTGAAATTAAGAACCTCGTCGAACGTCTTGTACGTAAAGTAGAGGACGCTCGTAATCCTAAGAACTGGCCGATTGAAGAATACCATGACGATTACGAGAAAAAGCACCCTGAAGACAGCAAGCTGTGGGTATGGCTATTCCTACATGCCGCCTTCATTAATTCTGAACTTGCCGATGTGCTTTGTTTTCTTCGTGGTCGTGGCTGTGTGCTTATCCCCGATGACCGATTTGGGTATGTCATTCGTCCTGTTATCGGTAAGGACGGATTCAAAAGCCAGGAAGAATATAACCAAATCAAGGAGCCGCTGGCTGATTACGGAGAATCTCTGGTTAAGTTGCTAAAGAAAATGAAAGCCTTAGTTGATTGCGGCAATATCTTACCGCAAAAAGAATTGCAACAAACGACACTGAAAGGAGAATCATAATGACGACGATATCAAGAAGCCCTATAAACGGACAGATAGAATCAATGGACGAGATTAAAAGCCCGAACCATTACACCTGGCGGGGTAAGGAGTGCGAAGAGATTATAGGCGAGCTTACTCAAGGTGCAGAAGGCAAGGAAGCATACTATCTCGGGGCTGTCGTGAAGTACCTATACCGATACCCAAAGAAGGGTACGCCGCTTAAGGACCTACAGAAGGCGAAGCAATATATCGATATGCTGATTAAGCTGAAGGAGGAACAGAATCATGGCACTAGATAAGACGGCGATAGATGATGTGACATTTAGTATCTCCGGAGCTATCGACGCAGTAGAAGCGGCAATGGACCGAATCGAAGATTGCGGACTCGACGATTATGAACAGGGAAAAACACAGGAATGTCTACGCAAAGGCATGCGGTTGTTAGAAATAGCTTATGATATTGTAGATTGTGCAGAGGATTAAAGGAGGTACGGTATGAATGCGAAGGAGTATCTTGAATACGTCCGCAGTCTTGATATCAGGCTACGGATGAAAGACTCACGGATATCACAGCTTCAGCGAGACATCTGCTGCATACGAGCACTGGACTACACGAAGGACCGCATCAGCGGCGGCAGCCCTGTTGATATCTCTGATAAGATAGCAAGACTCGATGAACTTATCCGAGAGGCGAACGAGGAGTGGGATGAATTGATTGCTGAGCGGGAGAGAGCAAATGCCCGCATTCGAAAGCTAGAGAGCATTAAGCAGCAGGAGGTCCTGACGAGGCGGTTCATATACAACGAGAAGTGGGAAGTCATCGCTGTAAAGATGGATATTACGTGGCAAGGCACGTGGCAACTGTTTTATAGAGCCCTGAGAAACTTTCAAAAAGTTTTTGAGGGGGGTTGATTAAATGTCTAATGCTTGAGGTGCTATACTGTATACGTGAAAAGTGCGTAAAGCACTATTATTATTCTAATGTAGTTTTATTTTACGGGCCGGGGGGATCTACCCCCCAGAAGCCCCCACCTTTTTTTTGGTGTTTCCTGCGGCCTTTTTTTTTTTCTGTGGGAAATTATTCGGCCACAATTTTCATTTCCCCATAAATCAA